TCTTTTTTAGAAACTACCTTAGGGCGTATCGTATGATCACCCCAAGGTGCATATATCGAATCATTATAATGCCCTTGTCTTACATCATTCAAATCATTCTCGTAATCATCAGCACCGATAAAGTCATAAATGCTAGTTAATACTTTTTGAGGATTTTCCATAAAGTCTTCATATCTAACAAACTTAAAGTTCTTTAGATATTTTCGTTCACAATCTAAAATTTCTTTCAATGCAAAAAGAGGAGTATGAATCATGTCTTGCTGCATATATGATTCAATTCTCCTATCCATCAGATCGACATCATTAAACTCTTCTCTAGAATCAAAAGGGTAAAGTTCTTCTGTAGAAGGTCCCATAATTCTATCTTCAGTCTCAAGTTTTTCCATGGATGAAATAACTCCACGCAAATCTCGAACAAGATAAATTACCTTTGCAGATGGGACAAGATTAAAAAGAAGATCAAAATCTACTGCCCAACTTCTATCTTTATCAACGTAGATATTAGTATCACACAAATTTTGTAACCAAGATGATATTCCTGCTCGCATGAAAGAGTTGTATAAGAACTTCATCTCTTTCATTGTATGCTGAGTTTCGGTATATACCTTTTCAGAATGCTGAGAGATATTCGTCAGAATAATCGACAAGCAAGAATCCATCTCCACAGTCATATCTGGATGTTGTTGCAAAAGACTACCTAGAAGAGTTGATCCACTTCTAGGTAGTCCTGCTAGAGTTATAAATTTCATGATTCAACTATCTGCGAAAAATTCTTTCTCTTTTCAAATTTAATGACTCGATCAAACTTATCATGTAGAGATTCTTTGTGAGAAATAACAAAGATGTTAGCATCTTTAATTACAAATCGAATAATTTTAAGAAACTCATCTGTACCAAATCCATCAAGTGATGAGTCAAAAATTTCATCCATAATCAAAAGATTAGTACTAGTAGAGTTTTTAATCTTAGCAACTTCTCTCCAAGTAAACAATAATGCTAGGTCAATACGTTGCTTCTCACCTTCAGAGAATGAAGAATAAGAAAAGTCTTCATGAATTGGTGACTCTACAGATTCATTAAACTCTTCATCTAGTTTGAAGTTAATGTAGAACTCCATCATCTGCAGATACTTTGCTACCTGCTGATTTATGAGTGGAAGATACTTTTCAATAATCTTCGACTTAACTCCACTATCCTTTAGAAGTTCATGTAGGAAATCATGTCTAACAATTTTATCCCTATTCTCACTTAGACTATCAAATACGGTTTCGAGATTATTTTTGTATGTGGTTAACTTTTCCTTTTCTTCAGTCTTATTTGCCGACTGATCGTTTAAAGTTTTAATCTCAAAGTTTAGACTAGTTACTTGACTTTGTAGTGACGAGATTTTTGCACTATTGGAACTAATCTTACTTTGGGACTCCATAATAGATTTTGAAATATTGTCAAAAATTTTCTCACGAAATTCTTCAGACTTGATAGTTTCAATAAGTTGATCATACCCACTCTCCAATTCGGTTATTTTGTTATTAGTATTTTTAAGTCTTTTAACACGAAAAGACTCTTCTATAGTTTGCTCACACGTAGGACATGTGAGATTATCTGAAAAGAAATTCTTCTCACGTTTGATAGTATCCATCTTCTGTGAGATTTTACCTTTCAAGTTTCCAAGTTTACGAATTTTACTTTTCGCATCTTGCACACTTTCAAGTTCTTTTGTGTAACGAAACACATCCTCTTCAAATATAGAAGTGTCTCTATTAAGATTCCCAATATCACTATTGAGTTGAGAAATTTTATTGTTGTGTTTATTGATTATATCTTTATCAAGATTATCAAGTTCACTAATAAAGTTTTCTTGCATTCTGACTTTATCAGTAAAAGATTCTTTCTTCAGATTTAATACTTTAACATCTTCCCTATATCCCCTAAGTTGATCTTTGATGATGTTATTCATCGTAGAAAAAACTTTGATGTCTAGGATATCTTCAATAACTTCCCGTCTACCTGATGCTGGCAGTTGCATAAACGGTGTAAAATTACTGCTACCTAGAATTACGATCTGAGTAAAAGACTTATAGTTCATCTTGAGAATACTTTGCTCAAGATATTTTTGCTGATCATTAGCAGATGCTGCTTGATCTAGAAGTGTTCCGTCACGATAAATCTCAAAGACATTTGGTTTAATGCCACGAACAATGCTCCACTCTACTGATCCAATCCTAAAATCAATATTTACAACACAATCCTTTTCATTCGTAGTGTTAATGAGTTGTGGTTTATTAATCTTACGAAATGATTTTCCAAACAAAACAAAAGTCAGTGCATCAAGGATAGTTGACTTTCCTGCACCGTTTGTTCCTATAATTAAACTATTCTGACAATCATCAAGTTGGACTTCGGTAAATTGATTACCAGTTGAGAGAAAGTTTTTCCAACTAATTTTTTTAAAATAAATCATGTTCTTCAGGTGGAACTACTAACTCATCACTACCAATAATAGCATACATGTATCCATGTTGACTACATGTTTCAAATAACAACTCTTCTTCAACTTCCACGGATTTCATTTTCGGAGAACCACTTTCTTCTAACATCATAATAAAACGTTCAACATCATCATCATTTTCCCAAATGTATAGAACATTTTCACCATTATCGTCTGCTACAGAATATGCACCTCTGTCTTCTTCTCCGTCAATTACTACGATATACATGCTAGATCATTTCGCAAGCTTCCTGATACACCTCTGCGATAATTTTAGATAACTCTGATTTATCTAAGTCAATCTCAGACTCTTGTATGTACTTATTTAACAAACTTAAAGTGTTCTCAGATTCAATCTCTTCGATTTGATCTTTTGAATACCACCCATTAAAGTCTTGACTTTCTATAATTTTTAGATCTGCAACATTTGCAGTATAGAACTTATCAATAAACTTTTCAAAGTTTTTGTTGTTACTCTTTTTTCTGACGATGATCTTTACAATCATATCACGATACTTTGAAAAGTCAAATGTCTTATAGTCAGTATCTTCATAGTAAACATGATGAAAAATACTATAAGGGTTATTAACAAAAGTATGTTCTAAAGTTTCTGTATCGAATATTGTAAATCCACGTACATCATTTACATCGTTCCAGTAGATTTCGTATGCGTTTCCTGTGTAGTGGATGTTCCTATCATTCGATCTAGTGTGGTAGTGACCAGAGAAGACTTTGGTGAACTTCTCAAATAACTTGCTCTCATGACCATGCTCCATGATGCACTGTTTATTAGCAGCAAATCCTCGGAGTTCAAGGTGCCCCATCGCAATCTTGCTATCAGTCTTTTTAAGAAGTTTAAAAGTGGTTTCTTCATTTTCTTTATTAATCCATGGAATGAATGCTATCTTTAGACCATCGATAGTAACCTCAGATGGTTCTGAATAGACTTCAACATTTTTATATTCACGAAGTAAAAGATCTACTGCATTCACATTATTAGTATTCTTATAGAATGCAGTATGATTTCCTACTATGGTATGAATTTTACATCCCATACTTTCTAAAACATCGTAGTAATTATCCTTTGCCCACTTAAGTGAACTAAAATTAATACCAGTTCTGTTATCAAAGGTATCACCCATATCAACAATCGTAGTAATTCCTTCCTCTTTTAGATAAGGAAAGAATACATTATTATAGAACTTCAGAAAAAAGTCGTGAAAGAGTTTTGAATTCTTACGTGCTCCAAAGTGTTGATCTGTGATGAGGGCAATCTTCATACGTTATTTGAACCCATTCCTCTAAGTTTAGAATAGACAGCATCTTTGATGCTATTATAGTCCGAATAGTTGGAGTTGTCAACAGTGTTGTCATTCACAAACACCTGATCATATCCAGTCTTTTCTAAGATCTTATTTTTAATATCTAACTGCTTCTTTTCTTTTTGAATACGTCTCAAGAATGCGTAGTGAATAATCTGTGTGAAGTATGCAAAAGGATTTGTAGATTTCTCTGGATTGAAATTGTGAATGTACTGAATACAGTTTTCTACTCCATCAGAGATCATATCATCTTTAAAGATGTAGTTGACAAAGTTTGGTTTATATGATAAATGAGTTGCAATCTTAAGAAAGCATTCACCAAGATAATTTGTGATCCTAGGTCTTGGTTCACCTGCCTCTGCGGCTGCTTCACGTGCTTTTTTGTATTCTACAATTGCATCTAGGAAATCTCTATTATTTACATAATGTTCCGATTGTTTTCTTTTAGGCATTTCATTATTACCAGTAATTCAGTATGTACTCATTCTACCATAGCTTGACAAATGTGTAAACCATGTGTAGAATATCTCTGTTGAGGTTGATAGGAACGCTTTAGCTAACTTTTAAATAGATTTTCTAAGTACTTTCGAGTATCATCTACTGACGATAGATATCCCATTTTTCTACTTAGATTATGTTTTTGATGATCATCTTTTGATTTTCTACAAAAAGACTTATACATTTTAATTGTATGATTGTCATTACATTCTATAATTGTTAGGACATCTTCCATATTGATTATGATCATATCAGATGATGATGTTTTTAACCAAGGATCTATTTTATAACATGCTTGACCTCTAATTAAAATTTCATCAATCGTAACTGGATCTAATAACATGAGGAATGTTTTATCACCTTCGTTAGAAGGTGATACCTTAGAGAATATCTCCTCAGTATTTTTTAGTTTTATCGTTGCATAAAATTCTTCTTCCATTAATCTTTTAAATCGATGTTTATAATATCATAATTAAAATTTTCTTGATTATAGATTTTAATTCTTTCGATTAAGTGATTGAGTGTATAGTTTTTTAAACTTCTAATTGTACAGTCGTCTGCTATATCGTATAGAGTTGCTTTTGTTTTATTTTTACCTTTCCTTAAAACTCTTCCGATCGATTGTAGATTGCGGATTCTTGATTTAGACGGACTAGCAAAAATAACATTATGAAGATTTCTAATGTTAATTCCCGTTGAGAAAGTTCCATATGATGCTACTATGATCGCACTACTTTCATCCTCAGTTATTCGTCGAACTTCCTCTCTTTCCTCAGAGTCAACTCCACCATGGACAAAAAATACTTTTCGTCCTTCACTTACGGAACTATTTATCTTTTCAAAAAGAGGTTCACCATGTGCGGCAACCCGACTATAAAGAATCAAAGTATTACCTTCCAATCCTTTTGCGAGATTTAATATAAATTTATTTCTCTTTTCATGACCAATTAGGTATTGTATTTCATCTTCATAAGTATCAAATTTTTTTGGAGTATGTTTCAATATAAGACATCTAATCTCCAGGTCTGATACATGACCTTTCTCCATTAACTCAGATGTACGTGTTACTCTGTAGCATGGTCCAAACAATCCTTCCAATACCCACTTATGTGTCTGTGTTCCATCAAGTGTTCCTGTAAATCCATATCTATATTTTGTATGATGGAGATGATTCATAATTGTAATAAGAGACTTGCTTTTAAATAAGTGAGCCTCATCACCAATTACTACATCAAAATCTTCAAAATAACTACGTTCTAATTTATAAATAGACTGCCATGTTGTAACTGTGACAGGAAGATCTGTTTCTTTCTCACATCCTGCATATATCTTATGACAATATGAATCTGAATTCCATCCATAATCCCGAAAATCCGAGACGAGTTGATCTACTAGACTGGTCGTTGGTACGACTACGAGAATTTTTCGTTTCCTATCCACATGATATCTCACGACAGCGTAAATCATCAGACTTTTTCCTGACGCAGTTGGACTTAACAGAATCTTTCTGTTATATTTTAATGCATCATGAACTGCTTCAATCTGATAATTTCTTGGGGTCAATGCAGTTATCGAAGCAAGGTAATCTTTAACTCCTTCTAAACTAATCTCCTTATTAACTTCAAAGGGTTTTCCATAGTACTTATTTGTTACAAACTCATATGTGTAATTATAATTGCTACAAAATTCTACAAGTCTATGTAATAGACCTATGTAAAGTCTTTTGGTCCTCAGATCAAATAAGTGTATCTCACCATTCCAATTTCTCTTACGATACTGAGGCATAAATTTTGCCCCAGGAACTTCAAATTTGAAGTGATCTCGTAATTCGTATTCTATGTGTGGTTCAGTAGTAATTTTGAGATATACTTCATTACACTTTTCAATAATTAAATTAGCCATATCCAGCTTGGAATTTTAAAAATTCAATTGAGTTTTTTATTTGGTACGTTCGATTAGATATTTGTTTTAAGATACTATCGATGTAATTAATCATTACCACATAATATTCAATCTTCATACTGATAGTTGAGAGTCTCTCATCAGCATCAAGATACTTATTCATAGCATCTTTATCTCTTACTTTTTTGGGGAAAGGATCTTTTACATATACATCTGGGTCTGCCTTTCCAGAATAATATTCGTATCTTTCGTGTCTTACGTTTTTTCTTTGCTGCTCTGCTTTTGTTTTTAGCAATACTAGATTGTTTAAGATATCGTAGTATTTTGAATGTAGTACTGGAATTTTTAGTGATTCTTCGTGTAAGTTGTCAATATCAATCTGAGAATCTTTTTCCCACATTGATTTAATCATAGCAATGTCAAATGTCATACTCTAGAGTTAAACCTGTCGTTAATAATGTATATACTATACTTAAAAGTTACTGTTGCTGCGAAGTATTGAATGTCTGTATCCGTAGCATCAAATTCCATTTGAGAAAGTGAAGTTGGAAACATATCTTTGAATACTACGTTGTACTGTAAATTCTCAGTATTTGTTAAAATTTGTAGAGTCCCATCAGAATAATGATTCTGTTGATTTTGTGTAAATGGTTTCCCTAGCAAATTATCTTCATTTTGTAAGTCATATATTTCACTTAAGGATTCTGGAAATCCTAAACCTCGCATCCAATTTTGAATTTCTAAGTAATTCCCCAGATCTTCATCTACTAAAAATCTAATAGAAAGATCTTCAAAATCCATCATATCACCAGGAACTGGAATCATTTTTAAGTATGATCCTTGTTCTGCAACTCCCAAACTTATACCAGGAACATTTGCTGAGTTAGTAATGTATGCAAGTTTAGGTGCTCTTGATATTGTAAATTTAAAACCAGTTGGAGCAAGAAAATTCCTATTTGCAATCTGTGTTTTAAACGCTGATGATGATACAGGCACAACGATAGAAATCCTTGGATACTCTATTTATCACTCTAATCCCATCAAGTATTCTCCGAGTGCTTCCTTCAATTGCTCAGGTGTTAGTTGTGGTTCTTCCTTCAGATATTTCTCTAAAACATATACACAATGATTTTTTATTGCCACATCACTAGACCACGAAAGTCTATCATTTACGATGTCTCTTGGTGTCTTTAGCATGGATTAATTTTCTGCTCTAGTATGTAGGCATAAAAAAAGGACCTCCGAAGAGGTCCTGTGAAAACTCTGTGAATAGAGATCACATGAGGTTCTTAACGGTTACACGTCTGTAGTAACGGTTAGAGTTGGTGGTTAGTCCACCGAGACCCTGATTGGTGCCTTCTGCGAATGGGTTAGCAACTAGACCATAACGGGTCTTGAAGCCAATCTTGGGCTGGAAGGTGTTCTCTCCAACTGCACGAACCATCTGAAGAGGAACGTATGGGCAGTAGAATAGACCTGCGTCATAAGGTGAAGAACCCTTATAACCAGCAACATAGTACTGATTAGCAGCACTGTTTG